CCAGCTTTGTTCTTCTGGACCCTTACTGTGTCTTGCAAAGCTGCTAGATTTTGATTTTGATAATCCATTTTGGCTTGGAGATCTCTGTTGCCATTGCATTGTTTGAGCAATAAAAGGATAATTATGACAATAATTGTCAAGTAAAATAGATCCTTTCTTTTATTTTCGCTCTTCATAGTTGAAGAATCTTCTTTCATATTCTCTTGTTTTATTTAGTCGCTCAATTTCAAGCTTTACCCTTTGTTTTAAGTTTTCAAGCGCAGAATCATCAGATAGCATAGACATCCTGTGCTGAGTGTAGTGCTCGATCTCTTTTTCCAAATTGGAAAGGTTGTTGTGCACCTCATTGTATTGCTGTATAAACCAGTTTTTATTCATGATACACGTCCAAACTCACATACCCTAAATGAGTAATTTCCAGTACCCTCCAATAATATGTAAAACTGACAATCCGCCGGAACAATTGCTGTCCATGAATTGCCACCGCCATTTGCTCTGCCTAGGATATAGAAATTGGAAGCATCAATATCCTCTACATATATGTCTGTCGATGGAGACGTTCCGCTACTAGTCATTCCATAAATTATCACATCCCGTTGATAAGGACCAAGGTATGTTATCGAAGAAGTAGTGTTAGTAGTATATGATCCGCTACTAAAAGAAGATAGATATCTAACAGAACTAGGCATGCCAGTAACAGTACAATTAAAACCGAGTGAATCTCTTATCATTTTGAGAGGTCCTGCTAATGTAATGTTTTGGTTATTAAACATAGACAGTCCACCACTACTGATGTACGTACTGTTTATTATAGTTGTTGCACCTTTAGCCTGCTCAGAATATAAATAAATATCATTCGATCTTTGTCTAAACAGAGTATATCCTGTTGGACCCTCAGCCGTAGAATTGAAAGCTTGGTCTATATTAAATGAAATGCTCCCAGTTACATTTAAATCACCTCCAGTAACATTCACATCACCATTAGTAACATTTAAATTACCACCGGTTACATTTACATCTCCATAAGCTAATATAGCATTGCTAATAGCAGCTGCTCCAGAAACTGCAAGTACAGCATCATTATCAATAGTAGTCCCTATGGCTACGTTTTCTCCAGTATCAGAGACATAGAATCCTGTAGCAGGACACGTTACTCGTTCATTATCCTCAGCTGCTGTGTATTTAGTAGCTCCAATTGCCAACGCAACGCTTTTGTTTTCGTTGCCCTTTCCAGGAACAGCAGCCTGACTTTTAAATGATGTAATTTCTAAACCATTCGGGTAGTTAAATGGATACGCTCCAGTTATTCCCTGCCAGTAAGCAGAAGATGGAGGTACATAAACGGAGTTTCCTAAATTTCTGTGAATCTTAAGCATAGAAATTGCTCCAAATTGACCTGTACTTGATTTAGCTCCCCCCAAAAGAGAAACTGGATCAGTAGTACCAATAGTTTGGACTCCTACTATTGATAAAGCATGGTTTGGCTCGTTCCATCCTCCGGATGTTCCTTGAAAAGAAATAAGCGAAAGACTAGGAAAAGTAGCAAAAGTACTTAAATTACCAGTAAGACCCTTAGGTTGAACCGAACCAGACATTGCACCAATAACAGTAGTTCCATACCAAGGATCCGGTGATTGTGGTCCAGGATAAGTTGCAATCGTTCTGTTACCAGAAAATCCCAGAGATATTCTGTTGCTGTCATATTGTCCAGTAGAATTAGCTTCTAAAATCAAACGCGGATTAGAATTCCTAGTTTGAATTGTTGTATTGTTAACAGAATTGGCGTTATTGTAAACGCCAGCATTCATGTTTGTTGTTATGGCAAAAACGTTCGCAGTTCCTGTTGTGTTTGAAGAATCTGTAATCTTATGTTGAAAACTTAAAAGAGGTCCTGCAGTAAAAGTGTGTCCGCTAGAAAAGAATTCCTGTGTAAAATCAGGACCAGTTCCAGAAACTCTTTGAGTGGAGGATGTGATAAAATTAAAATCTATTGTTCCGTCACCAATAACTGATCTGCTGGTGAAAGTTGATCCCCCTAATGTTTTTATTTGTAAAGCTGGTCCATAATTAGGAGATGTGACCCAAAGTTGCGGATATAAACCAAGTAATTCATTAGGCCCTGTTATATTAACAGAACCACCCTCGTATCCAGTAGGATTTAATCTGCCAAATCCTGCATGACCTTGGACATAAAAAGATCCTTTATTGTGATTTAAAGGGAAATTCACGTTCCCCGTAAATAAAGCTGCATTGTGTTCAGAAACTGTTGTGGAAACACTTACATTACCAAGTACTGATAGTCTTCTACGATCATCACCTGTGAGCTTAAATCCCCCCGTACCTATACCAAGTCCTAATCCAGTAGAGTTTACGTACAGGAAAGGATATGACTGGTTAGTCCCCCCATTATCACTGACCTCGAAGAATCCATATGTTCCTGAGGAAGCATCTACTAAAGTTCCTTTGTTTGAAGATGCTGTGCTTAGAAGTACATTATCAGCAGATGAAACAGCAGAAATTTCAGCACTTGAACTTAAATTAATTCCACTATTTAGAACAGTACCCGGAGATTTTATTAAAATAGATCCTGTAGGATTTGTGAATTCTATATCCCAGTATCCCTTGGGTCCAGGAACTGAAGTTCTCCATTGGAAATATGGATTATAATTGCTATTTGAACTTGCAGATCCCCCTGGATCGACATCGAATTCTGCGTGACTAAAACTTATAAGTTTTGTTCTACTATCCTTAGTTGAAATTTTAAGTTTAGAATTCTCGAAATTTAAATTTTGTATAGGCGTTCCTGCAGGAGTATAGTCAGAAATAGTAGAATCCGATAAAACCACTGTTGAATCATTTGAAGCACCTGCTATCATTATAGCATTCTGTGTGCCTCCCCCTGCTATTGAGATCGGAGCAAGATTCTGAAAAATATCCCCTGCTGCTAATCCAAATCCAGTATCTGCCCACCCGGTGGAAGTGTAAACATATATGTCTTGGTCAGAAGATGCTGGATCGAGCCAATAATCCCCTAATGTTGGGAAAAGGAAAGGATTAGAACCTGATATTGATCCAAGGGCTGGTGTGACATCTTGAACAAACCATTTGCTTCCAGATGGTCCTTGGAGGCCTTGAACCCCTTGCGGTCCCTGTGGTCCAACTGGACCAGTGGCTCCAGCAGATCCTTTTTGTCCCTGAGGGCCTCCACCTGCACTTAGTATCTGATCAAAGTTGTAATTAATCTTATCAACTATGGTTGATTGATTATCGCCTTGTAATATATTTAATACGTTTATTTGGGGCATCTTTTTAATTATTTAAACCTTTCCTTGTAATTTTTTTCGTAATCCTTTAGCACCCAAGGATTGCTTGACAAAAAACTTTTCTCCCTCTCTGTTTTAGTTTTGAAAACATTAGAAATAGCTTTCTCAATTTCATCTTTTAAAGATGAATCGAAAGAACTTCCTCTGTATGGAGCGAAGTAATCTATGAATCCAAGTAGTTTAGCAGGGTGATCTGATTTTTTGGTTGAAATGCTAGGATCATTTAGATTTCTTGTTACCAAGAAAGATCCATATCCTTCTCTAGCTCCATCCACTGGATTGGTATTCCCTTCTAGCGAACTAAAATTTTTCTCCTGTGGATTAACTGAAAGAACGATTCCAGTGTGGCCTGAACCGGGATATTCACCCTTTTCATTTCTTGTGAGATAGAAAAAAGCCATCCCTGGCTTAATTAGGTTTGGATTTTTAAGAGCTTGTTCTGCTGTAATTTTTGCTCCTTTTGATTTTTCCCAGTGAATCCTAACTGAAGGAGTAACTGGAATTTTATTTTTCTCATAAGAACCTATCCCAGACTTACTAAACACATCATAAACGAAAGCTGCACACCAAGGGTTTCCAGGAGTTGTTCCAGCAGCTTTTTGCATTGCTTCAACTTCTTTCCCTTTATTGCTACCTCTCGGGGATTCCTCGGCCTTTTGTGAAATTTTCAAAGTGTCAACAAATGACTTGATTAGACCTTTAATAAATTCAACTGAGTAAGGTACACCTTCATTAAGAAAATCATAGTAATCTTTAATCTTCCTCATGGTTTATATATCAAAAAATTTCATCTCCTTATATTTTTGCTATCTGAATTGAGAATGCAATTGAGTAGTCAAAAGATGGATCTTTTGGTAATCTAAACTCATATCTGAGTTCATTGACTTTAGTGTATTTGACCTCTTGTGAGGGTAAATACCCATTTGAAAGTTTTTGATAATCTGCATAATCTCCAACTACAGAAACCAAATCAAGAGGATCTGCAAGAGGAATTTTCTTAAGATATGTTCCATTATTTTGCGATTGGAAGATAGGCACAATGTTCAATTCCATATATTCTATGAAATCGTCATTAATATCACTTTCAGTTCCGAATCCAAATTCTGGTACTATAAATTCTTGGAAAGTTTGCTTGGCACCGTCATTTAAGAAATACCTAATCAACATCCTGTCCATAAGAAGAATCCCTCTAATTTCTGTAGAGGTTTCTTCCCAAAGAATTTCATAATCTGGATAATTATCATAGTTTAATTCCAAAACATTAGTTAAAGAACTTGGATAGACAAGTTGCTTCTGGCTATTGATAGAATCAGGTGTTTGCATGACTTTACTTCCAAAGAAGGATTTCTCTTCAAGCATGCTTTTAGTACCTGGCAAACTTTCAAATGTTGTTGGATCCGTATATTGTCTATAGAACCCTGGATCCCATGAGCTTTCAAAGATTGATAAATTTCTCTTATCAATAGGGGTTTCCCCTATTAAATTGTAAACTGGATCATAAGGAGAATCTATGCTAATTCTGAATATCCACTCAGTTGCGTATTTGTAATAATTTACATTTTTGGAAACTCCAAAATTATTTTTATTCGGGCCAAAACTGCAATAAGAATATTCTATAGCATCAACAAGATTGATTTTTTGTCCCATGTATTTTCCTCCTTGAGCAACGTAATAAACAGAGCTTGGAAAATCATATGGCACTTCTAATTCAACGTAAGACCCCGATGATCCTGGTGTTCCTACAAGGGTATAACCTTGGGTCAAAGCATCAGTTGTTAATCCGTTTCCTCTGTTCGATGTTGAGAAGTAGATTTGATAACCAGTATTACTTGGATCACTTAGATCAAACTGATAAGTAACACCCTTAATAAGAGTAATTTTGTTTTCAATGATTCCGTCGATCGAGTAACACAAGGTTGATCCTAGCTCATAATTTGACGAAGATTCAGGCTTCGTCACAACCTTTACATCAAAAGTGTAAACCGAAGGAATAGTCCAATATGGCAAATCAAATTTTACATTTTCAAAACCTAAAACTTCTCGGAAAGTTGGAATATATTCACCACTATATCTGTAAAGCTCACTTTCTCCTGGTATTTCATTCAGCACATATCCCACATTGAAAACGTCAAGTTCTTGTGGCTTATCTAGATCTTCTGTTGCTACCACTATTGAATTTTGTTCAAAAGCAGATGGCTTTAAAAATTCCACAACAAATTGGTTGTTTAAAACCTCTGTTGCTTTAGTAGTAGAATTCCAGATGTAAGTTTTGTACTCAATGTACGGGCTTTCTGTGTTTACCAACAAAGAGATATTAGCAAAAGATATTTTAGCAAGTATGTTTTCCCAGTATCCTATACCACCTTCTCTTTGGTAAATTGGTATGGCCAAAGCTTGGTCATAAGATACAATTGATGGAATATCAGTTGGTCCAGGTGCTCCAACATCTGCAAAGTCAAAGATGTAATCAGTTTGAGTGTTAGTGAAATTGATGAATCCCTCACCAACTCCTGTTGGGAATGGTAAGGTGTATTGTCCAGAAGGACCTCCAGCAGTTGTTCCAATCACACCGTAGAATGAACCAGGTCCAGTTGAACTGGTTGGTCCAGGAACAGTACTTATTGGGTATGTGAAATTAATTTCTTCTCTTAAATCCGATTCATATTCTGGATTTGGTATGATATAAACAGTTCCATCATCTCCTGGAGTTCCTGAGTTAACTACAGATACAACACCCGCAGCATTTGCAGTTGAAGTTACGTTTAAAGCAGATGAAAGTTTAATATCACCAACTGCAGGAAGTTCGATTGTTCCTCCTGGAAGCCAAGTAGGAGGTGAAGAAACCGGTCCTTCTTGTCTTTCCAATTTATCTTTCAATGAATAAAGAAGGAAATAATCCAAATCCAAGTATTGCTGTGGTGGACTAACTATTGTAGGCTCAAAATCATAAACTCTTACATCATCGATCAGTAATTCAATTACGAAGGTTATATTTTTGAAAGTTCTGTTTTCAATTACCTTTATTTTAATAGGTGGTTGAATCTCATCCTCAATGTTTTCAACAGGAACAATGACACAAGAGAATTTATATTCATCATAAAATCTGTCATCAGTCAGATATTTGATTGATTCTTGTTGCCCGAAATTTGTAAAGGTTCTTTTAATTCTAACTTTTGCTCCCCTGAATAATGTTTCAGAAAATCCATTAGCTGAATTGAAATCAAAAACACTGTATCTTTCTGATAGGTTTATATTTTCAATAGTTGTGCTATCAACATAATATTGTAGAAGATCTTCACCCTCTATTGAAAAATAGTCCAAGAAATAATCTCTAAGAGAAGGATTAGCATTTATAAGTTTAGCTTGATCTAATTCATCTGCTAAATAGTTTTTATCTTCTTTAAGAGTTTCCTCAGGTATTGAATATGGAGGTTTCTGAAGTTGGTACCACTCATGAGTAAAGTATTGTGGGTCCTGTGAATTTCTAAAAAAGCTAGGAGAGAAGTTCAGAGGGCTAAAAGCAATATTTGCATTTAAGCTGTAAGGATTTCCTCTAACATCTGTTCCTCTCTTGTAAGACCACTTTGTAATATACGGACTAACTCTACTGATAGTTGCAAAATCTGGATTATAGTTATCCTGAGTGTAATCATATTCGGAGGACAATTTTCCAAAGTTTAATTGGGCTAACTTTGTTTGTGATCCAACTTCATCATTCACAAATTTAAGAGCTTGAACTCCGTAAAATCCAGGAAAAGCATCCAAGTCTGGATAATATGCAGTATCAAAGTTGGAACCTGTAATTCCACTTGTAACGTTTCCTCTTGAGGAAATCGTGGGATAAATGTTGGCCTCTGCACCAGTAGAAGATGTTACCAGTGTGTAAGCTGTTTCGTCTACGACCCCCTCAAAGAAATCTGGTCCTGTAATGTTGTTTCCGTCATACGTGATAACTGCTCCAGACGATACAAAATAAGTCTTACCATTAACTATTTGTGTTTCTCCTTCCGGTTGCACATCTAAATACTTGTAGTACTCCTTAGTTGGTGTATATCCATATTGACTTTGCCAGAAGTCCATATCAAGTTCTCTAAGACCGTAGAATGAAAAGATTCCAAGTGGAATTCTATATGGGTTAAAAGTGGAAATTCTGTTAATAGATCCAAGAGATACTTTTGAAGTAAAATCTTCAACTTCAATAGTAGCATGTGTTTCAAAATCTTTTAAACCTAAAATTTCACCTCCAGAATCTTTAGCATACTGGTCAACAAATCTGAACTTGCCGACAACTACTGAAGCTCCCTTGTTTGAATATTCTGGAAATCCTTTATACGTATCAGTTGAAGTGTTCTTAACTGTATCTAGGAAAGTTGTTCCTACCTCTATTTTGTTGGCATCTTCAAGCAGTACTTTAACCCTTGTATTTGAATAGTTAGATCCTCCTACAAAAGATTGCTTTTGATTTATATCGCAAGCATCAATATCATTAATGAATAATATTCCTCTTCTAGAATCCGGCATTCTAGTTTGTGTGGAAAAATTCTGGAAGAAATCCAGATAATACTTATTATTTTCTTGAGCACCTGTTGCTCTTGTCCTGATTACGAGTTCGTCACCAGATTGGAAAGCTTCAAATGAATTGTAGGTGAAAGAATTAAAAATTCCGGTTAAGGCACTAATAATATCTTCTGGCGTTCCGAATGGATGAAAATAATAAGCGTTGTCCTGTGCATAATAGCTTCCTGGTCCCCATTCATCAATAACAGAGGACATATCAGAAGCACTAATAATGTCGTATTTTGCACCAGGGGTTCCATAAAATCCTAAAGGATTATAGAATATAAAACTATCTTGATTAGTGTTGGTAAGCTCATCGGTTAATCTAATTACCTGATAAGCTCTTCCCTTCTCACCAGTCGAAGTTGCTCCGTATTGCTTTTTTGTCGTGACATCACTTCCGGTCAGAACTGAAAGGTCCAATGAGATATTCTGAAGAACTAATTGATTTTCAGATCCCGAAAGACCGTATCTATATTTTTCTAATCCAGGTGAAGTATCATAGGTATCAGATCTCTTTAGAGATAAGAAATCTCCATTTTTGTCCTGAATCCAGAAAACCTTATTAAATTCATTGACATTAACATCCGTTGAATCTGGAATTATTCCCTCTATTTTTTCTGAATCAATGAAAATTCTAACACCATCATTATTGTATTGGTAATAAGGAAAATCTTGGTAATAATACCCTTTGTCATTTCTTTGAGGAACAGGAGTGTTTCCAGATTGTCCTTGATCAAGATATAGAGCATTTCCGTCCAACTGGAATGAAGCCATTTCTGCTGCATTCACATAAAGTCCAAAATATCTATTAATTGTGTAGTTTTCAGAATCTTTGTCATCGAATAAAAATTCAAGATTAAGCAGTTTATAACTAATAATCCCATTTCTTCTGAATCCATCTGTCATAGATTCTTCGAATCCTATCTGTGAACTGGGATCTGAAAAGAAATCTAATAAATAATCCCCTTTCTTATCAAAGACACCAACTGAATAGTTAACACCATTATAGGTTGTAAGCTGATTCTCTTCAAATCTAACGTCTATAAGGGAATCAGTAAAACCTGGCGTTTGTTTAATTTTTCTAAGATATTTTCCTATCTTAGAAGATTCTCCCATATCATAAGTTGCAACAACTGTGGATTTAGGAAGAATTTTTTCTGTAAAGTGTGATGCAGTGTTCTCAACATTATTAAGATTGTACAAGGGATCAAGAAGAATAACACTTCCTTGTCCTTGCAGTACAGTAAAAAATGGACTAATCTGTCCAGTTAAAATGTTTCCATCAGTATAATTCTGTCCAAGATATTGAACAATGAAAGGCAAGTAACCTGGAGAGTCCACATCTACTGATGGATCTTCAAGAATTTTATAATTTTTACCAGCTTCTAAAGCAGAAACTGGAACCTGATATGGATAATCAATAGGATCATTAACTTTGAAAATAACAAAGTAATCGGGAATATCTTCGCCAAGCCAAAAAGGAGCTAAATATGAGAAATCCTCAGGATAACGATCAGAAACTAATGGAGTAACACCTGCACTGTATGTGAAATTATATTGGCCAGAAAGGTTTTCGATCTGGTTTTGTACAGGGGTTCCTTCACCGGAAAGTCCAAAAACAAATTGCGAAGGCGTTTGTCCGTTATCAAAGAATGTGTAAAGATCACGATCAAACGATGACTCGGGAGAAATTCTAAAAGCTTTATATGCTCGATTAGACATTTCCGCATTAGAATCTATAGAATTAAGCCAAATATCATCTTTTGAATCAACAGTGATTTTAACATTACCACTGATTCTTGGGTTAGCTCTTAAAACTCCAAAAGAAGCCGTCTGTTTGATTATTTTCCTTGCCACAATCTGTAACTAGTTATTATTTATTTGTGATAACATTTTGTGAGTAAGCTGGAGAAACCAAGGATGTCTTAGTGTAGCTTCCAGAAACTAAAACGTCAAAGGAAAAAAGATCCTCGTTCTTTACTTGAATATCTATACCTATCTTTTTGGTATAAGTGATATTCTTAAGGTTACCAGCAGATCTCCAACCTCCAATATATCCTAATTTGTCCTGTGCTCTAAGTTGGAATATAATTGGAACTGTAATCGCGTTTTCTTGTCCAAATTCGAGTGTCTTTTTTGCTAACTGTGTTGAACCTTCAACTTGTACTGCCGTGTGATCTGTAGGAGCTAAAAATAAATAAGCTCCACATGAGAACTTACCACATAAGTATTCATCAAATTCTACAAATCCTAGCTTATTAGGATAAGAATTATCATCGGTTCCGAATGTTGATCCCGAGTTAGCTCCATAAAATTCCAATTGCTGAATTGAAAGATTTTGAGGATTTGCAGTGTCGTATCCAACTGGTTCAGAAGTGATGTTTGTATCAACTTCAAATCCTAAAGCATGTCTAAATGCTGGATATATCATTGGACCAGAAGAAGTAACAGAGGGTCTTTCTAAATCAGTAAAACTTAGGGCAGATCCATCATTGATTTGAGGGTGAGAAATATGAATACAGAATTCATTTAAGTTTCCTCCCCCTACTGGTGTTGTTCCAGAATAGGTTCCGCTCCAAACTCCTGAGTTTGCTCCCGCACCACCGACTGCTGTTGTATCAGGATCAAAAGGCATTAGTATACCATAGTTGTTGATCGGATAATTCGCACCTCCAGAAGATGACCCGTTTGAAATAGTCCAGCCTAAAGTTGTACTAGGGGTAAAATAAAGATTCTGGTCTAGGCCTACACTCTTATACCTTGGATAAATGAATTGCGAATAAGCATTTCCACTTTGGTATCCAAGAGCTTGAATGAAATCACCGGGTGTTGTGGTATCAACTTGTGAAGCAACCACACCGGATAATTGTACAGGGGTTTCTCCATATTTTCTATTAGTATCATAATCACTACTAACTGCAAATGGGGGTGGTGAGATAGCAGAGTTAGGCGCTTTAACACCCTGACCTCCAGGAATTAATGAAGTTAGTTCAAGAGGAGTAGCTGCTTCATTTCTTAATTCAACATAATAAGTAACAGTGGCTATCTTACCCTTATTATTCGGATTAGAAAGGTCTATAAGCTCATTATAATAACCTGCGAAGAAGTTAACAGTGCTTCCTGGTTTAATCTTCGTAGAAGTGTTCCCATTTGTGATATAAACTCCAAGAGTTCCTTTTGCTTTAGCAATTAACGATCTTAAGTTCTGGAGTTCATTGTCTATTTGAGTAAGCTTCTGGAATAAATCTATTGCCACTCCATTTGGATCGAAAAATCCAGAAGAAATTACTGTTGAATTGTGAGCATAGTACTTATCACCGGATGTAAATGAAGTAGACAAGTGTTGGTCTAAACCTTTTGCTTGTAAATCAGCTTGAACCTGAACCAAAGTTTGGTCACTTACATTCTGCTCAATAAATGGAGAGTTATCAATCTGTACAGCAAGATCTGGTGGAAACTCAACCACTATTGAGGTTGACCAATCAGACGTTAAAGGATTAGTTGGCCAGCCTGCTTCAGAAATTGCTTGAACCTGTATTTCTACTTTTTCGCCTTTTGAGATTGCAACGTCCAATTGGTTGATGTTTACTGTGTTGGCATCGCTAACATCTTCAAGCTTCCACACATATGTACCTCTTTTTTGGTCATAAACTTTCTTTCTAAGATCGCTCTTAGTTTGTGTCCAGTTCGAGAATTGACCAGGTTTGCTTACTCCATCATTGTCAACAAAGTCAATTTGAGTTGTACCGTTACTGTTTCCTGTAAGAGAAAGATATCGATATCTGATATTGAATTGAACTATGTTTTGTTCTCCTGTTTTAGGATCAGAAAGGGGTTCTGGAATTGGCCAAAAACCTCTAACTCTATATTTAGGAGCTTCCTTAAGCTCCGGAGTTGTAGTGGTTAAATTATTTAAGTCAGTTATTGTTGTGGCTAAGAGATCAGTTTTTGTTGCCTTTTCTTTAGTTAAAGTTGATATTTTGTCGCTCAACTTTTTGAATTCAGCAGTTGGTGCTTTCTTAGTGGCAGTTGTTGTAAGATCTGAAATCTGTTTTCTTGTTTGATCTATTGCTTTGTCAATAGAAGAGATTTCATTTTTTAAAGAGGTTTTTACCTGTACTTTCTCTTTGAAAAGTTTATTTTCTTTAGAGTCTGTGATCTGTGTATTAACCTGTACAACTTTGAAATTTTCCTGTGCAACAACAGGTGCAGCAGGAGATAATCCAAAAACTGCAGGAATCGTTTTTTCTTTTGCAGCTGCTATGAATGTTTGTCCAAAATCAGAAACTTGGGAATTGTAAAATTCTGCTAAAGTCTTCACACCATCGCTGGTATTGATCTGAAGCTCATTTGACCAAAATGTGATACCAGGACTGTAAGTGCTTGAAGCTACATTGAAGTCACCATCAATCGATTTGAGAAAAATAGCCTGTCTTTCATCAAATCCAACATTTACTTCCACTCTTCTGTTTGATAAGACATTCGATGAAATAGCAAGTGAATCATTTCCAATTCTAATCGGTTCAAATCCAAATAGTCTTCTTAATACAACTGTCGAATCTGAGTTATCAATCGAGGTAATCTCGTATTTGGTACCACCTGTTGTGATAAGTTGATCACCTTTTGTAAGGGTTCTCGAATCTGTAGTTGTTGAAAGAGTATCTGTATATCTTAAAGTGGTAAGTTTATATTTCCTTACAGTATTAGTTGAAGTGACTCCGTTTTGTGTTGTTTGAGTTTCTTCATCAAATATTCTAAGTACACCGAATGAACCTTTGTATCTTAGCGTTCTTAATTCTAAGTCATTAACTTGTTCATCAACAAAATATTGTATGCCTTGACCTTCTAGAGCTGCAATAAAATCTGCATCAGTAAGATCATTTCTGCCTTTAATGTTTGTGTCGAAGTATTGTCTTTGTATGTCAGTCTGAGTGTTTGCAATTATTCTTTTTAGCTGAACGCTTTCAGAATTGTCAGGAATTTGATTTTCAACATCAACTGTAATATAGAGTAAAGGATTTAAGAAAGATTCAAAAAACCAATTATTTCTTGCTCTGAATGTTGCTGGAACTTGAAGACTAGTTGGTGAAGAAGGATCTTTTAAAACAGAAGCTTGATAAATTTTAGAAACAGTACCATCAGATTTTCTAATATTTGCAGTGTTATCCTCAAGTCCTGAAAGAGCTAAAATATTCTGATCCAGTCTATTAATCTCAGATTTCAAAAATCCATAAGATGGAATTTGAATATTTTCTGAAGTGTTATCATCCTTCAGAAATTCAATCTCTACTGAGTCATTAGGAGAAGTTGCAACATCGTTAAGCTTATTAATAATTTCCAGAGAATTTTTCTGTAATCTTAGAAATTGAGCTATTAAAGATGCAAACGAATTTTTGGTACTCGACATTTAAATTATTTTATTTGATCAACTTCGAATGTTAAATTCACATCGTCAGTACAAACTATATCAAAGATAGGCTTATAAGAAGAAGTACTGAATTGTGTATTTAAGAATCCTGCTACTACTACAGAATAAGGAACTCCAGAAGGTGCATTTTTAGGATATTCTCCAAGAGCATCTGTTAATACTACTAAGGAATAATTTCCTAAATCAATCTCATCACTTATCACCAATCTCATAACCTGTCCTTTTTTCCATTTGGTAATTGAGTCATCGATTTTGATAACTATATCATTGGTTGCAGTTATTGAAATTCCGTTATTCTTATGCTTAAGATAATTTGTATAGATTTCTAATCCTACTGTGTTACCAGCTACAGGATTGATTGTAAATATGGAATTAGGTCCTATATTATAATCCTGTTGTGTGACATCAACTCTTAAGATATTAGGAATTGTTCTATCTACTTGCGTTCCCTTTCCATCTTTCAATAGATCCAAATTATAGGACATATTAATTGATGTTTGATTTTGCAAAATGTCCTGAATATCATCGCTATTTTTCTCAATGAGGAATAAGATATCTTGAGTGTTCTCAAACAGTGCCTGATTTGCCTGTAATGAATTCTCAACAATAGTTAGTCTATTTTTTATTTCATTACTGTCATCAGTATTGATGATAAGGTCCTTTAAGGCAGCAACTTCATCTTGGAGATTCATGATCTCCAAAGTTCTGTCGTTCAAATTCTTGGCAGCATCCTGTAACACAGTTGCAGCATCCATGAATATAGAAAGAGAGAAAGAAGAGTAATCGTTAATTGCTTGTTCTACACCAGTACTTTCAACATCAGTGTCAAACTTTAAATTGATCTTGAAACCATAGGAATTTCCATTGAGTTTGGTTATTGGATCAGGCTTGAACTTATTGAAACTTGGAAGTTTAGCAGCATTTCCAGAAACTGGCTCAGGATCATTAAAGAATAAGATTCCGTAAAGATTTGTTTCTGAATCGGTAGGATTATTAGGATCATACACATCATAATAAATCAGTGCTGCATTAAATTCAAAAGAAACTGTACTTGGTGTTGAATTCCATTCTTCAATAGTTGTAATTCCAACGTAGTTTTGTACTGCCTTGTAAGATGATGGTTCAAAATCAATTTGTACACCATCTAAGTTGCTTCTTTTGTAACTAACTGTAAATCCGCCTAAACCTGTAGCTGCTACATATTTTTCAAGTTCATAGTTTGAGGCATCGAAGAAAGAAGGATCACTGAAATAAGAATTAGCCTCATCTCTTGGAGAGTACCAATTCGAACTGAATGTACCTGTTGCTGATGTGCCACTTACTCCAGGTTCTCCTAAAACGTCCTGGTCGAAAATAGCTAATTTTGGTAGCCCGTTTGGACCATAAACTCCAGAAGCAGAATCTCTTCCTTGAATATACTCTGTATCTAAAGGGTCAGAAGGATTGTGAGTCCATGTTCTATCCGGATAGTAATTTTCATCAGCTACGGTTTTGAAAAGAACATAAGGAGTTGCACCATCACTAGTTGGAACGTGAATATAAACCTCAGAATATGCGTTTTCTGAATTTTGTACAGAATTTACAACGTCAATTTCTCCGATATATTGGACTAATCTTTCATATCTTGGAGTAGGAGTTCCATTACCAGTTAAATATGTGTCTTCTTCTACCCATCTTTTGTCTGAGTATGGAAAACCATTAACTGTACTTGTTGTTACTTGGTCAAGAGTGGAAACCACTTCATTAGAATTGGCTGCTCTATAACGGATTCCTCCTAATTCTTTTACCCATTTCCAAAAAACTCTTTCCGAAACGTTTCTTTTTAACTCCGCATTATAATTTGCATCAGAAATAACAGTGCTTTCTAAATTCAAACAATAGTTTTGGAAAGAAATTTCTGCAGACGGACTTAAATTATTCGGGTTTGACAGAATAAAATCTCCATAAGCAGCATCTAAGAATGTCGTATCAATAGCATCGAACTGAAACGAGTTTTCCCCATAAGTTGGACTTCCGAATTCAGGAAGTTTAAGAAGAGCATATTTTGAGAACTTAAATTTCTTTAATGAATTATTAAAGGTAAGTGATAAATCCTCTGCAGCAGAAGAGAAGGTATAAAATGTACCTCCCTGAACTGATATGGGTCTTATAAAAGGGGTTTTTGCCATTAAATGCTATTAATTAGAAGTTCCAGTTTGATGTGGCTGATAGAACGACCCATGATCCCTTTTCAGAGGCATCAGATTGAGCTATTCTAGGTTCCCACATGAGGGTAAGTGCAGATTTGTACTGATTTGCAGTGGTTGTGAATTCTGGCGATGTATATTGTCCATCAGCAGTATTGAATCCAGTATAGTATTGTAAACCTGGTCCAGTAACTCCAGTTGCTATTGAGCCACTTGAGGTTGCTGTGTCTATTAAAGTAACAGTAAATCCTGCAGGAATATCGGAAGCTGTAGCTCCTGATCCTGTTGTTGCATAAAAGAAAAATCCAGTGGTAAATCCTGCATCACCCGGTGCAGATGAAACATAATCGGATTGAATATAAATCACATTTTCAGTCAATGTTAACTGATAAGGATTTGAGTATGTTCCTGTTACGCCTGCTCCGGGAGCAGCTGGGAATACTGTTGTAGATCCAACTGAAGCTTTTCTGTTTGTGTTTACTACGCTACCAGAAGCTCCGAAAGTTAGTGCTCCGTCCATAATTGCTTTTGCCTGGAAGGTAGCAGTTGCACCAAACGTAGCAGAACCTGTTGCTGAAAAGGCATTCGATTGAAGCACATTTGAGAAAATACCAGTGGCACCAGCAATCGTATTAGAAGCTACCATAAAACCAGCACTTGCTCCAGTTCCATAAATTTGAATAGTTGGAGATCCTGCTGAAGGCATGACCATACTATTGGAAAGGAAGGACTTAGCCTTGATTTGACCGCTGGAAGCTGAAGAAACGTCTATCGATCCAGTTAAAACATTAATGTTAAAAGTGTCTTCTAAATCATTATAAGCGTTCTCTAATAGTAAAAAATTAGCATTAATTGTAAGTCTTGAACCCGAAATAGAATCGGTTCCAAGGATTTCATTGATTGTTACTGCCATTTGGGATTTCTTTTTTTGATATATATCCTGTACTAATCAAGATAGGAAAAGACAGGCATTTTATTAAACAGCAAAATGCTAAGTAGTTTCTTAGAAAAAAAGAGTTTCTTTATGACAACTGAAAACAACTGGACCCAGAAAAGAAAACCTAAAAATCCTATTAAATTCAAGATCACTCTAAACGACGAACAGAAAGAAGCAAAAAGAATTATTCTAGAAAATCCTGTAAATGTTCTTAAGGGAGCAGCAGGATCTGGTAAGACACTTTTGGCTGTTCAGATAGCTTTAGACTTGTTATTTACTAGAGAGGTAGAAAGAATTGTAATCACCAGACCAACTGTAGCCAAGGAGGATATAGGTTTTTTGCCCGGCGATTTAAAGGAAAAAATGGATCCGTGGTTGGCTCCAATTTATTCAAATTTAGAGATGCTATACGAAAAGGAGAAAATCCAAAAACTCCTAGCTGAAGGGATAATTGAAATATTGCCATTTCCTTTCATGAGAGGTAGAACCCTTGTTAATTCATGTGTGGTAGTTGATGAAGCACAAAACGTCACAATGAACCAGATGGAAATGGTTCTAGGTAGATTAGGAGTCGGTTCTAAGATCATGATTTGTGGGGACACTTCTCAGATAGATCTTAAAAACAAGAAGGAATCGGGATTAGATTTCATGAACACCATCTCTGCAAGAGTAGAAGGAGTTAAGGTTATTTCACTCAAGCAAAACCATAGACATCCAATCGTTCCTTCTATCTTAGACGTTTACAGGGAGTATACAGTTTAAACCTCTAATTCCTGAGATTCTTGTTCAAGATCGAACTTTGATAAAGGTGGAAATCCTAATGTCTTTCTGTTGTCGTAGATTGTACGAATTAGATAGTCGTCTGGATTTACAACTTCAGGAATTAAGTCTCCCGCAAAAGCTTCTTTGTGGTCTATAACACGAACTTTTCCTTTGTGTTGTGTTTCATAAGTGTTTCCGTTTGCGTCTTGTAATTGACAAGAAATGGAATAAAAACCAGGAGTTGTGAATGTCCAAATGAAATATGGAGTTCTTCTAACCTTTACTATTTCTTCACCAGTGTCAGTGTCAGTTAAAACCCATGTGTGGTTTTTCTTTCCAGGAATTAAAGAATCAATTGGATTTATGAAAATGGTTGAAGCCAAAGGGATTTCGAATTCTTCTTGATAGAATCTTTCCTCTTTCCAAGACCAAGAATGTGAACCTAACCAGCTTTGTACAGATCCTATGCTAAGACCTGGATCAAACCTTTCTTTAGGTATTTTCCCAATGAAAGCATCGTTAAGTGTTCCTGGAGGAGTTGCGAGGTAGGGGGAGAAATCCGCATTGCCTCTAAATAGTCCAGTGATGTAAACATTTTCTTCGTCGTCAAGAATAAGATCTGCTCCAGAATCACTATTGACCCCACCTGCAGTTACAATGTCTATCAATAATCCATCCTTGTTGAATTTGGTCAAGTAAATATCAGATCCACCCCTAGAAACAACAGTATCTGGTGAAAAATATGCTGTAGTTGTGAAGGATCCAGTAATATAAACATTCTCTTGGGAATCACTTTCTATGTCAAAAGCAAAATCCCCAGAAGCTCCTCCACACATTTTCATCCAAATCAATTTACCAGTTGATAGAAGCTTAATGACAAAAATATCTGATGAAGAAGAGAAAGAAGAAATAGATTGACCTTCCAATTCAAGTGTTCCTGTAAATGCTCCAGTTACCAAAAGATGTCCATTTGGATCTAATGTGATTGAATTTGTAGAAATCGATGTGGTTGGTGTTGCAGCCAAAGACTCGGCCCAAAGACACGTTCCACTTCCTGCATCAAATTTTGCAAGGAACATATCAGTAGATCCAACATTTGTAAGTTCGATTCCACCTAAGTCTATAATTCCTGAAAATATTCCTGAGCAATAAACGTATTCTTCGTTAAGTACTGCGATTTCAAAAACTCTTGATATACTTGATGACTCAATTTGCTTGACCCAGACATAATCAAAATTGAAGTCAAGTTTAGCGATGAATCCATTAGAATTGGTTGCAGTTAATGTGAATGGCCCAAAGTTAACTGTACCTCTAAAGCTACCACATATATAAACGTTCTCATATTTGTCAGTTTTAACATCGAAAATAAATCTTGTGCTAGGAACTGATATTGTTAAAGAATTAAGCTGTACACCATCCGGACTTATCTTAACTAATTCTAAGGTTGATGATAGTTGATCCTCATATACAACATACAAATTGTTGTAAGCATCTGTTGTTACAGATCTAGAGGTTATTAAGTTTCCTGGGCTATTAAGAGAAATTGCCCATTGTAAAACCCCTACCTTATTATACTTAGTGACGTAAACACTTTGCGAGGATTCAGTAAGAGTGACTGTGGAAATATTGCTTTTTTCTCCCAAAGTTATTGTTCCTCTGAAATCTCCTATGCCTATAATAAAGCCTTCAGAATCAACTGTAAGTTTAACTCCCTGGTCATTAAAATTACTTCCAAGTGTTACTACCCATTCGAAATTTTGGAATAAATCATTTGATTTTTTCTGCAGAATTCTTTCTATTTGAGCGTTTCTCCAGTAACTTTCCTTAGTCGCTTTTCCGCTAATAATATCTCTAAGTGGTGCATATAAGAAGGTATCATTTAAATTTAGAGAAGGGAATTGGTTTTTCAAACTTTCTAATGAATACCTCTGCCAAGTTGGTTTATACCAAGAATATCTGTCAACAGAAGGAATTTCTGGTCTAACTATATTGGAATCTAAAGTGATGTTGTCATAGAACGGACCAACTAAGAAATTGAATCCTATTTGGTTGTTTCCTATAGCAGAATTGTAAACATATTTTATTTTAGGAAGGGGCGTCGATGTTTCGTGATAAACAAAATCCCAACCATTTGTTCCACTAAACTTAGATGTAGCGTGAATGTGAGGAATAATATAATCTAACTTACCTATTTCTCCAGCTAAAGTTGTAAATATTAAATTTCTAGGGAAAGTTGTTTCTCCATTCTTAATAGTTTTCCAGGGTGCTGAAAGAGCAGATTTTCCGTAAACATTTGGACAAGGATCAATAGGAGTTGATCCATCGTTTCTATATAGAACCTGAGTGAAGAAGTAACCATCAAAGAAATAAAGCTCAGATGAAGAAGGTGCTGTTTCAATAGCAAACCAGATATTTCCGTTGCCTGTTTCAACTATGTTTGTAAAGTTACCAACAGAAATCTCAGGATTAGTTGAATTGTTCCAAACTGCCCATCTTTCCTCGTCCCAATAAGCTAATCCGTTATCAGTTCCTATCCATTTATGATTTAGTGAATCGAGTTCAATTGAATAAACATCATTAGAAGGAATACCAGAACTGGATGTATTGAAGTTTCTGAAGTTAACCCCATCAAATCTAATAAGTCCAGCATTTTCAGTAGCTATCCATAAATACCATTTAGTGAATGAATAATATTCCAGTCGTAAATCTCTAATAATATCATCACCAAGATCTGAATTGGAAGGAGTAAAGAGTTTCCAAGATTTTCCAAATCCATCATAGTAAAGAAGTCCATTATAGGAAGGTGATGTATTTGAAATAAAAGCTGCAAAAATATCCCCTGATTGTGGATTAATCTCAATAACTTTAATACTTGAGTTAGCATCTGGACAAACCATATTCCCCTGATTGTCTATGAATTCTGTTAAATCATAAGCATAATTTTCTTCTGGAGCATTGTCATTTATTTTAACCAGAGGTTTGTCAGTGTTCTCAACACCTATCCATTTAACATCATTGCTATCGATTTTGATGCAATTAGTTTGTACCGCTATTCCAGGAATAGGACTGTTAGTACTATTGTATGTTTCGAAATTGGCACCATCAAATCTGATTAAATCCTCTCCCGTAACCCAAATATCCCCATCACCGTCCCAAGCAATTCCTGTTGGTTCAATTATAACTGGTGAATATGAAGGAATAGCCCAGAAGTTCGATGTCACATTTCTTGGCCCTGGAGTTGTAGTGATATCAGGAGAAATGAGGTTTCCTTCAGGATCTTCTGGTAATTCAGAATATCCTCTTACCACATAATCAAATCTTTGTATGTTTTCGTCTTCTGACAAATTCAATTGATTAGCAGCTTCGAAAAGATCTAGGTATGAATTTCCGGGCGAATCAGTCTCAGTAAAGACAATACCATTGGTTTGTTCAGAAACTCTTACTCTATCTCCATATTGCAGAGAATAGAGATCGAATCCGCCCAACCAGTCGTTGTGATAATCATACATGTCCCAAGTGTGGGCATATGCTTTTGCAAACTCGAAATCTTCGAAGGTGTCCCAGCAAAGTTTTTTCGTTCCCCAATATTTCATTTCTGCTTTCGGAAGTGCCCCGAAATCATATTCAACATACTCTTCAGTTTGATTAGAACCTCCAGAGAATGTTGTTGATAATGGAGATGCATGGATTGATCCAGAGACCTGCACTACTAAGCTCTTACCATTCCATAGTGATCCTGAGTCATTAGGAGCTTGTATAACGAATGTTTTATCACCTGAAGTGATTATTGAATCAGTTAAGCTAATGATCTTGTATTTGGGCTGTAATACAGAATTATTAATGGCACTGTATATTACACTGGATGTTGATTCAATATCTCCTTGAAAATTACAATCAGCAATCTTAATTGAATCAGCAAATATTTTTATATTTCCTGGACCAAAAGCAGAGCCACCACTAATGGGAGTTATTACAATTTCTGGAATCTGGAAAGTTGTTGATGAAAGAACATTGATTACAAACTGTCCATAGGGATCATCTGAAGAATCTAAAATCCAAACAGTGTCACCTGTTGTGTATCCATGAGCAGATGTTGTTGTAACAACTGCAAGGGAGTAACCTCCATCAACTAATGTGCTTTCGATTGTTGAAACAGCAACTGAATCCACTCCCATCTCAAAAGTTGTTGTGGCTTTAACTTCTGCTATTTTAGAAAGTACCTCACAACTTTGACCCTCATTGAAGTTATTTGAATATTCAGGGAAATTTTGGATAAAGTCAGAAATAAGACTTGTTTCGTCCGTGTTTTCAACAGGCCAGATCCATTGTGATGGATAACTTTCCCATTTCAAAGGCATATTTTCCCAATCGTACTTTTCAGATTGTCTAAACCTAGTTATGGTGTTCAATTCAATCTCTCTTTTTCCGACAGTGATTACGCTTCTTTTAATGCCTAACGAAATGGAATTTAAAGTGTCCCAAACTCTACACTTGACATTATAATCTCCAGTATAAGGAAGAAAGTGAACTATTGTTTCTAATTCAGGAAGACCCCCTCTAATTTGGAAATAATAAGGTCTATCATCTTCTTTGTAAATTGTCCACTCAATTTCATAAAAATCTAAGTAAGGTAACCTTGACCAAGAGTAAAATCCTCCCGAATTTACATAGTTTTGGAAGTAAGTAAAACTATAGGAAGAGAAAGTCAAATTGGTAGGACTAACATTCCAGCTCGAATAGCTTCCTGATCCTCTGGTGCTTATTACCTGAATAGTTATTAAACCAGTAGCGGTGTCATACCCACCAGGAATAACATATCCCAAACAAAGATTACCAGGGGAAGTATCAGATTCAACTCTAACAAACACATTATCTGAAGAAGCAGAAAACCAATCGTTTCCAGAACCGATATTAAGTAAAAGAGTTTGTGGAAAGGTATAGCTTAATTCAAAACTTGTGGCTGATGTTACTGTTTGAAAAGGAGTACCAGGATTGCTTTGAATGGTTCCAGTGTAACTTGCTATGTCAAATAAATCTGTTGTGATAGTTGGATCTAAAGTTTCCCAAGTAGCACTTATTTCGTCCCAGGCCAGATCAAAAGTTGAATCAGTTATAATCACTGGGCAACCAGCAGGCAAAACGTGTTCGGTACCAGACGAGAACAATTGATAACCTGGATAATCATAATCCCCGTCTCCTAAGAATTTAGGCATTGTTCCTTCTTCAACATCTTGATAGTAAGATTCTATCGCAGTTTTAAACGGTGCAATAGAAGGTACTGGATATTCTTGAAAAAATGAATAAGGATCTACTGTGTTACCATAATAGCTTATTCCTAGCTCAGTTCCATTGATATTAGGATAAAGAAGAGATTCCTGGTTGGGTTTTGTATAAAAAACTCTTAGGTCCTCGATGTATCCCTTTTCTGGAAATACTGTGAAGTCTACCTTTATTCCAGATTTAATTTCACTTATTCCAAGTTGATCAACCCAACCCCTGGTTTTGTAAATGTTAAAATAAACACCTTCACCTGTGATGTCTACTATTCTTGCATTGAGAGGTAAATAGTCTCTTTTCAAACGCTCTTTGAGACCGAAAAGTTTTATAAGAACTTCTTCAGGGCTAAATAAGAAAGCATCCTCAACAACAGGATACCCAAACTCGTCTTCGTCTACTGAATCATTAACTCTATTGATGTCATAAAAAAGTCCAAAAAGTGAAGTCTTTTTAAATGATTTGGACGGAAATAGTTGTTCATACTGTTTCTTGAGACCAAAAGACCCATCAGGTTTTTTTCCATAGATCTCAACTTGCTTGAATTTCCCCTCATTTTCGTCTTTCAATAAACTGCTTATGAGAGAAAGAGAATCTTGTCCTTGTAAGTTCTTTGTGGCTAACTGCTTTAAGATTTGTGAATTCTGCTGTAAAGGAGTAAGTACTGAAGCAGAATCTTTCTTAATATTTAGCCAATATTCTTTAATTCTAAGATCATAGTATCCAAAGAACTTAATAGCATTAAATAAGGATTTATATGAGCCAAGGTAAGGAAATATACTTTCTCCTGTTAAAAGAAGTTCCTTTCTTTTTTCGTTTATAATTTTAAAATCAGGAAGAGGTTCTTTAATGTCAGTTTCTCTAACAATAAAAGAATCTTCAGCAATAAAAGACCTTCCAAAATTGTCAAGTAGAACACCTAATCTTGAATCCTCTCCCTCAACTTCTCCGTGAAAATTCACTCTAAGAATTGTAACAGGATTATCAGGATCTGTATAGTCTTCTAAAATTAATACTCTATCATATACACCCTCATTATCAGAATTGAGAGCAATATTGATCTGCATTGAAGAAGAAGTGATTTCGGATGTAACCACTAGTCCTGAAGGAGATGATATCACATCACCAGGAACAACTTCAGGGAAAAACTCTACATTATCTGCTTCAACTAAAATTGGTGCATCTAAGTTTCCGTCTACACCTAATTCATAAGTGTAGATAATAGAAGAAACATCAACCTTTCCATCATAATCTGATTCCCATTTAGTTCTCCAAACAGGAGTTCCTGGGCTAACACCATAGCTGTGAGGAAATCCATATTTTGTCTCAGAAAGATTATCCAGGAATTTTTCGATAACAAAAATGTGTTCGATTTCAAAAAGCTTTTCTGAAACCAAGGGGAATAATACAGATCCTTCCCAATAATCTCCATTCCATTCGAAATTATATTGCTCTCCCTGTTTATCGAAAAATAATAGATTCTGATTAACCATCTTACCTTACATACTTATTGTTTTTAGGAACTGTATAATTTATATAGTTCTTAATATATTTCGTAGATTCAAATAGTTGATGTACTACCCTTTCAATACTGCTTAGTATCAACATTCTGGACTCATCTCCTTGTAGAATTTGATTGGATAATGTTTTCTCAAAAATCTTACCCTCATAATCAAATCCAACATTGGATCTAATCTCGTTTTGAGATCTTATAAACTCATACCAGCTGGGTTTGTTTGTCATAGTTAGTTAGTTGTTTTTAAAGAGTTTTTAAGTATTGTATTAACTTTAGTGTTGTATGTCACAGGAACTATAGATCTAACATCTACATTGACAGAAGATAAAGTTTGCATACTAGCTCCATAATCGTAATAAATACCATTTCTGTCATCCCATCCTCCAGAGATAACCACTATTTCATCTTTACCTATCACAATATCACCAAATTCATCGAAACCTATATCAGGTGCATTTGGATTACCTGCTTTTGCTGCTTCATTTCTTTGTCCAACAAAATATAAAGATACTGAGTCTATTCCCTCTATGCCTTCTATAGCTGCAACAAGGTCAGATCTTGGTATTTTATCTCTTCTTCTTATGTTCAAGAAATAATCACTCAAAACGTTGGTGATTTCTGTCTTGATTGTATCTGGATCGTTTCCTTCGAAGATCGTGATTGCAATGTTTACCACGTATTTAATAATTACTGGATCTAAAATCTTAGCTACTGTGGTAACTATTTTTTGTCCACTTTCATCAAGCAACTGATAGATTCGATCAATTTGTGGTTTTGTTAATTTGAATCTAGTCAATGGAATATCAAAATACGTCTCGTTGCTTTTGAGTGTTAATTGGATATCTGGTACTAAAATCAAATAGATTATATTGTCATCGTCGATATATTGGTCATTGAAAGTTGTAAATGCTTCAATGATTGAAAACTGACCAAACTTTTCAAAGAAAGTAATATAGTTGGTTGGATTGGCAAGAACAAAGCTTCTAGAAGTTTTTGGAGCAATGAGTCTTGTTAAATCTACTGATTCCTGGTTAGCTCCTAATTGTGGAGCAATCGTGCAAGTTACTCCTAAGAAATCTTGAAGAGTAATTGTTCTTCCGAAAAGATCTGTACCATCGGAGTCAAATCTGAAAATGACCTTTGAAGAATCCTCAACAAGGATATTTCCAAATGCACCTGTGGATTCTAAATAATCAACCTCAATAATAGCACCAGCAGGTGGAGGAAACCCAAAATCTACAGTTCCAAAGAAAATATCTATTCCTGAGATCAAAGAACTCTTTACTAAATAGCCTTTGGCATTTCTTGGAATGTCATATAAGGAATCATACTTTTTCCATTCTTCCCCATTCACTCTAACAGCAACCTCAAAATTTTCTATACTTGAAGTACCACGGGAAGAAATGTTGTAACTTTGTAAACGTGTTCCATCAGCAGTATACTGGTTCGTATTAAGTGTTCCTTCCACCATAGAACAAATAATTTTCGAAGTTGCATCTAAGTTTAATCTTAGGTATTCCTGATTCAATTTGATGAGATAAGTTTTTCCGTTATTTACACATCTAATCTGGGAGTTATTCGGGAGCAGAATTGCTCCACCTCCTATTTGTTCAAATCCTTTTCCGTTCCATGTGATAACCACTTCACCCTTTGCAGAAATTGCTCTAGTTGGGTTGTGTCCAGCTAAAGTTGCAAGGCCATAAATTGAAGATTCTCTTGTTGCCTGATTGATATTTAATTCAGTAATCGAATCCTCTATAAAAAACAGAATAAGCTGGCTAAGGTTTTCTAAAACGAAAATAATCTGTCCCCAAACTGAAGCAACAGTAAATAGCTGCTCAGACATTGAATATCTAGCTTGAATAAGGTCGAAGGTTTGACTTAATAAATCACCTATCTTCGCTCTATTTTTCTGTAATAAATCCATCTTAAATTATTTTAATTCCAAGTATTGGGTTGCCTTTTATTGCAAAATCAATCACACATGAGTCTCTGGTGTCTCCCTTAAAGAAACCCACAGTGAAATCAACGTCATAGATTGAACCTGCTAAAGGAACATAGGTCATTAAATGTATTCTGATTGCCCTTTCTAAAGTTGCTTGGTCCACACCAAACTCGAAAAGTAAACCTTCTAGATCTATCCCAAAATAAGGATCTCCAAGAACCTCTCCTGGAGTAGTCATCATGCACTGTTTAATCATACCAATTAGAATCTCAACAGAGTCATCAGTATGGAGTTGTCCAGATTTATAATTAGGATCATCAGGATTTCTAGGATAAATTTCTGAGTACCTTGCCATGTTGTTCTATATATCAGAACTAATTAAACCAACATTAATTGACATCGGCACCAACTATAAGAATTTTTTTGATTAATTGATCTTTCTTTGTCGCACTCCAGAAATCATAATTATAATTTTCCCAGCCTGGAAGCTTACTCTTCATACTAAAAATTGTGGCTTTATTCCAGTAAACATTCAGTAAATTTTTATCATTTTTCATCCAGTAATCTCCCTCGGATAGGTTAAGGACTGAAAGATTTCTAATTTCTAAATTCAAATAGAGCATTTCGGGAAAGGTTAAAAATCTTGCAGAATTTCCAAATTCTCTAATTTTTTTCTCGCTTTCTTCTAGGTTTAAGAAAAAGTACTCTGGAAATATTTCAAAGCCTCCTAAATTCAGAAAATTACTCATTCATTATATATTCAAAAAATGAAATGGCTATTTTTATTATATCTCTAGATAAGGAAAATTAATTTCAATATCTAATATATAAAGAAAATACACCAAGATATGGGCATACACAATTTTATAGAGGAAACTAAAAAAAGAGATTTTAAAGGGCAAGCTTTTGGACAAGTAATATCAATTATTAAAAGGGATCCAAATTTATTAGAAGAAACAATAAAGGAAACGGAATTTTTGGATCAAGTATATCAGGATATAAGTTTATCACAAAGATTCTATCATTTGTGGTTTAACATAATGGACATCGAAAAATGCCCATATTGTGATGAACACAAAAAATTCTCATTTACTAATAAATTTTCAATAAACCAATATAACAAAAGAGACGCTAATTATTGTGGAACTTGCTGTAAAGATCAATGTAATAAAAAATATAATTTGGATAAAGGGAGAGAAAAATTAATTGAAAAATACGGGACTAAAAATGTATGGGAAATAGAAGGATATAGAGAAAAATTCGAGAAAAATAATATAGAAAAATATGGGGCAAAATATTACACATCAACGGAAGAATTTAAGTTTAAAACTCAGAAAACATTCGAAAAGAAATACGGGGTGCACCCAACAAAATTAGAATCAACTCAGGATAAAATTAAAAAAACAAATGTAGAAAAATATGGGTATTCTCATAGACTAAAAGATCCAATAAAATATGAGGAATATTCTAGGAAATCGTTTCAATACAAAGATTATATCTTTCAGTCAGGAAAGAAAGTAAGGATACAAGGATATGAGAATTTAGCTATAGATCTATTATTAAAAATACACGATGAAGCAAATATAATAATAGAGGATTCTGAGATTGCTCAAGAAACTGGAAAAATAGAGTATAGTAAAGATAGAATCTATTTTCCTGACATCTTTATAAAAACGGAAAATAAGATTATAGAGGTAAAATCTGAATATACCTATGAATGTAATTTAACAGAAAATCTAGAAAAAAAGGATGCTGTATTAGCAAAAAAAATCAATTTTGAATTCTGGATCTTCGACGCTAAAGGGAATTTGAGAATTATATAACTGATCCGTTATTACCCTTTTAATTCCATTGCAGGAACCAAGAACTTGTGTTCTCGTCTCTAATCATGTTAAGAATTTCTGTTTTTTCAGTTGTTCCTAGCGACTGGATATTGTTGTAATTAACTCTAACACCTCCTGGGAGATTGTATTCGAATGTTCCCAATAATCTACCAATGTTGATCTTTGCTTCTGCTAAGACATATCTTACAAAAAGCTCATCATCATAAAGACTTTCTTCAGGAATAGCTATGTAAGCTCTAACCCCTACATCAATACCAGTATAAAGAACTTGGGTTGTTCCTGCTTCAGTTGTGTTAGTTCTAGCAGGATCTCTACCATTAATAGTAAGTTTCTTTGTGTTTTTATTAAAATTAAAAGCAAAGCTTTCTAAAAGATATGCTTTTGCAAGGTCAAAGAAAGAATATAAAACAGTTCTATAAACAAGGTTGTCTCCAACAAATGGAGAAAGCATCAATTCTGACCCTAATAATTTGGAATCACCGAAATCCTTATCCGGTGTTCCTATAAGTCCAGATCCGTTAACTTCTCTTACGTCGTAGACTGAAACCACACAAGAAGGAAGTTGTATTTGTCTTGTTGCTCTAAATGCTGGTGCAGAAAATAATTCCCTACCAAGGACGAATATTCTATCTTCAACAGCATATTGATAGTTGTCGTAAAAATAAGCTCTTGCCCTTTTAATGATCCTTTTGATCTCTTGATCATTTAGGTTGTAAGGCAGAGAACAAGAATGAGAAATCTCATCTTTAACCTCTTGAATTAGATCCTGTTCAGTCATGTTAATTGTTTTGTTTGAAAGATACACCAGGGATTCCAGAAGGTTTAGCATTATTATTACTAAATCTTACTGGCTTTGATAAAGACTCACCATCATTTCTGTCAGGAAATAATCTTTTTCTAGAAGATCCTTTAAGTTTTTTGTCATCCTCAGCATCAGCTACAACTTCTGTTTCTGGAGAAATGGTAGCAAGTTTTCCGATAAATCCAGATCTTATAATTCCTCCGAAGACTTCACAATTTATTTCTTTGTCTTTATTATCAATGTAGGTTTCATGAATAGCATTACTAAACATGATATCAGAGTGCATAATTTTTGAATTATAAACCTCGTTACCTGCAATCAAATCACAATCTTCAAGAGAGCAATTGTTCAACTTAGTAGAAAATAATCTACAGTTGAAAAGGTTGCCTGTGATTTCAGATTCAAGAATATCGTAGTCCTTAAGCAAATAAGCTTTGGCTGTTTTAATATCCTTGATTTGGAATTTTCCAAGGTTGCTATCGTAGTTCAATTGTCCCTCTTTGATTCCATTTTCAACGATCAAATCATAAAGAACATCCCTTATGTTTAGGAAAAAAGATCTTAGTATTTGAGGATCAGATCTTAAATCAATCATCACCTGTAAGTGTGGATAATTTTTCTGGAAAGCATCCGGATTTATGAAGGTTGATGAACTTTTATAAATTTCGTTCAAGAATGTTTTCAATATCTTCAAATCATTCTGAGTGAATATGTTGTTAGATTGTAAAGTCTGTATAGTGTAAGTTGCTACATAATCTATGACTTCCTTAATCTGTGTATATTTTCTCTGATAATCTTTTCCTCCTAGGTATCGTACCTCAAAATAGCCATCGCTTAATTTCAAGAAATTTATTCCCATATTCTTCTCTACTGGGACTTCAAAAAGGTTCTTATCAATAAATGACAGTGTTGATGGATCTACAAATTTATTAGAAGGAATAACCCTTTTTATAGATTTAGCATAAAGAGAGTTTGCTCTCTCAGCAAACGATTTGTAAACTATATTCTCATCAAATCCCAATACAAATTTAAGTATATTGAGTTGGGAAACTGGAGGTATTTCCGGATAAATTGAGGTGTCAATATCGATCCCAAATTGGAAAGCACATTTTTTATCAGTGTAACCATAAAGATCGATCCACTTCAAAGTTCTGATAAGAATAGGGATAGCTTCGTAGTAAGGAAGTGGACCTGTGATTAGTTCCACCATCTTAGATCCACCAGAATAATCTGGCTCTAATTTGAAAATATCGGCAGAAGGCTTAAGCTTCGAATGATATTTGTTTAGAACTACTATTTTTTTTCCTAATTCCTTACCCAGATTTTGAGCAATTTCTTCTCTATTCAAGTTGCTATAGAACTCAAATTCAAAACCAAGCTTCACTGAATAAAAAAAATTGCTTTTATTTAAATCCATGTTTTATATATTCTTAAACTAGAAAATAAAGTTCTAGCACTGGGAACAAAAAAAGAGTTTTACTTATTTATCACAAGTAAAACTCTTATTATAATTTGGAATTATTAAAGGATTAAACCTCCGCTAATTGTATTTTGAAGGAGGATAAGTCAACGTTCGAAACCGAGCAGTTCACAAATTGACCAACCTCATACTCTTTAATTGACTTCATTAATCTTTCTCTTTCGATCAATCCATTGAGACCATTTTCTAGCTTAACAAAAGCACCGAAAGTCTTGATTTTTGTGATTTCAGCTTTATAAGTTTTAAGCTGTGTGTCATCCCCAACTACTTCAGAAGAAGAATCTTTAAGCTCCTGAATGCTTTTAAGTTTCTCGTTTGGCTCAGTAACCGATAGAGTAATCCTTTGTGGATTCTTAATGTCAGTTACAAAGAAAGTTACGGGGTCTCCAGTCTTCAGACTTTGGAGTTTAGCAGAGTTAGCTTCGTCAAAAGGAATAATACCAGTGAATATTTCATCCCATTCAACAAACACACCGTTACCAGAAGCACCTGTAACTATACCATCATACTTGTTAGAGAAAGAAAGTTTTTGAACCTCCCCGTCAATAATTTTTCTCAAGTACTTTTTAAATGATACTACGAAAATGTCTCTTTTCTGATCATAAATCTCAACCATTACAGTGAGTTCTTTTCCAACATAATCTGCAAAATTCATGATTCTGTTTGCAGCAGCTAAGCTTCCGGGTAAGAAACATTGAATTCCTGAAAGATCGACCATAAATCCACCGTTACAAACTTCTTTTACTTTAACTTTGAAAGCACAATTATCATCCTTGATTGCTCTATGAAGTTCAGACTTAAGAGCTTTTTCGTATCCTGCTGAAACAGAACCATAAAAAGCACCTGAAGGATCTTTATGTACAACAACTTCTAAAACCTGTCCCTCTGACATTTCGATCAAAGGATATCCTAATTTCGTAAGACTTTTTTGTTCTTTGTTTGTATCGATAACAATGCTTTGACCAAACTGAGTCTCCCCAAGAGCTATGCCTTTTTCTGTGTCGTATCTGCTAATAATAACTCTAGTTGAGGAGTTATTTTTTAAATCCTTACCTTCTGTTTGGTTGATATCCTGTGGTAATGATTTCTCGTATAGTTTTTCTAGTACATCTCTTTCACTTTCATCGTAATCGAAGTACGTGTAATTGTTCCTTTTCATTAATTTTTTGGTTTGTTGATTTTTTTAGTAGATAATTGGATTTAAATTTCCAATTTTTTTAATATTTTTTTACATTAAATGCTTTTTGTAATTCGGAAGGGAGTTCAGGAATTGGATAAACTGGATCAGCTGCACCTAAGAAGAATTTAAATAGTCCAGAAACATCAGCTGCACTTCTTAAAAATTCATCGATATAGACAACATAATAAGCGTTTTTAAGGCTCATTCTTCTCCATGAGGGATGGTCATCTGATAAGATGATTGGATTAATTAAGTTTATAACATTTCTTCCTAATAATACTGTAAGTGGCCATGGAATTTTGGTAAGTATATTCGAAGACAATTCAACTGCAGGATTTACTATATTTCCAAGTAGTGGGGATTTTGGCAAACCCTTAAAGTATTTCCAGAATAAGCTGTAAACTATTCTTGCAGGAGGGGGTGCACCCATTCCAATTAGGGCTTGTTCTATCATGTCGGTAGGTCGAGCTTTTGGTATAACTGGAATTTGTGTCAGATTTAAAAAATCAGGGATATTTGGAGACTCTGGATTTAAACTCTCTCTAACTAAATTCCTAGCTATTTTCTGAATATCCTGCGGATTTAAATTTGTAAACTTAGGAGAATCTATATTATCAATTTCAGGAAGCAGTTGCTCTAATAAACCTCCATCTAATAAGGATGTTACTGTTTCAATAATAAAATTCTTAATTATAGTACCAGGTATAGTTACCTGAATTATTCCACCTAAACCTTGTGTTTGTGAAACTTGATCTTGTTTGGGAGGGAAAACTGTAGGGATTTCAAAAGCTGAGATAGCATTACCAAAACCTCCATTAAGTGATTCCAAGCAACAATACGGACCTTCGGGATGCGGAAAATCAGAAACTAAAGGTTCTTCAAGGTCCAGAGGTCTTTCGGGATCAAATGGACCCCTTCTAGAAAGTCCTAATTTTTTCGATATTAATTTTTTTAAATCCTTAACTCTTATAACTAGAATTGGATTTTCTCCATCATACCTAACATATCTTGAGAAGTCCTCTCTTGAATATATTATTTTAGACATACCCTCCATAATCCTTAGGTACATCGCAGTAAGAAGAGGATTTTTAATTTTAATAATTTTGAGAGGAACAGGTGCAATATTTGAAACTTGAACAGGAGGAAACACAAAAGGTCCTTGTTTTTCACAATCATCAATTATTGAAAATGCTCCCTTTCTAACTTTTTTAATTACCGAGAATTTGTTTCCCTTTAGTATAATATGGGTTATTGCAAGAGATGCTGATCTAATTTCTTTAACTAGATCTTCAAATTCTTCCTTTTCCATAGTTCTTGGATCCTTATCTAATCTCAAGAAAATTTTATTCGGATTCGAAACGTTTAAGTTGTCCAAAATATATTTGGGTGGAGAAGGTACTTTGATTAATTTAAGAACCTCCCTCATTTCGTCTTTGAAGTTAATACTGTCCCCACACTTTAACGGTACAAAACTAGCTTTCATATCCTTAAGAATTCTCAAAGACTTAACTATTCCAGGAACGTCGATTTTAAGCTTGTCTTTATCCTGTGGGTAATAAATGGATTTAGGATTAGGTATCCCTGTTTTTAAATAATCCTTTATTACAGTTTTAAGAGTTTCCTTCCTTTGTGCAATTATTAATTCCAACTGCTCTCTTTCTTCATCCACGTTTGGCTGAGGAACGTCCAGCAGTGCTGCTTTTTTGTCATACTCTTTCCTTTTTGATAAAATCGAATTCTTAAGGTCTATTTCTCTTTGTTGTGCTTCCCTTAAAGCTTCAATATTACCAGGAGGAGGAACACTGTCAAAAATTTTTGTCAGATTAGTTTGAAGATCACTAAGAATCCTATTTGGAGAATCCACGTCATCTTGTCCAAAACCTGGGAGTGGAATAAGTTTATCAGGAATACCAAAAGAAAGAATCTGCTTGATTTTTTCAAGAGGGTCTTTAAGTTCAGGATCAGATTTTCTTGGGATAAATCTTGGACCTCTGATTCCTGTTAAGAATAAAGAACTTCCAGTTATAAACTCCTTTAAGTACACTAGAGGAGTAGGCATAAAACCTCCAATAAATGGAATGAAAATTACGATTACTCCTAAATTAAGTGGAAGTGGAATAATAATAGGATCTACTATTGTCCATATCATAGGCAAAGGGATCCTAATAAAAGGCTGTCCGTCCACAGGATTAGGTACAGGAATAGGAATAAAAGCAGGTGGTAAATAACCAACCGGCCAATATTTTAAACCAAGTCTCACTGATGGTCCTCCAGAAAGAAAGAAACTAGTTTTTTCAATTGGAGGCAATCCATTAGGATACGGCAGTAACCCAACTTTAGTTACATCTTTACAAAACTGTTTCCACCAACATCTTTGAAATATAGTTGGACAGTCCGAACTAGGTGGGGACGATGTTAGATAATTAGCATATTTAAAATCCGATCCAGCTGGACCACAGCATTGCGGTGGACAATTAACTGAATTTCCGTTATCAACGTTTCCTCCATCGCCATCTCCAGCACCACCAGCACCCGCACATTTAAGATCAGAAAACTCCTTATCCAAAGCTTCAGGAGTAAGGGATTGCTCGTTTTCAGTTCTTTTCTGTGCTGCAATGAGCATCAGTTCTTCAATTTGCTCTATCTTTTCTTTGATGTTAGTAAAATTTTCAAATATTCTAATTCCGATAACATCTAATAAAGGCAAAGTGTTTCCTAGTGCATTTCCAGCCTGTCTTGCTAATCCTTTTATTTCATTGAGTTTAGGCTCGACATAAACCTGTTTGTTTTGTTGGTATTTAGCATCCCATTTAGGTTTAAAGTTTCCATAGAAATCTGTGAAAACTTCATTAGGTTCGCCATCTGCAGTAAAAGTACCAGGTCTAAGCTTGCTTGGATTCCTAGCATCGTTATCTCCTCTTTCCTGTGGAGAAAAGAAAAGCCAATTTGAGGCAGATTTTTCAATAAGCTCACCATAAAGAATTCCCCTGTCCTCGTTAATCTGGTTTATGATAGTCTGTTTGGATTTATTCGTATTCAATACATCTTCAAAAAATCCGAAAAAATCTCCAACATCAGGAAATCCAGTTTTAAGGTTCACAATTTCTAAGAATTGGTAAGAAGCCAAATATTCCGTGGAATATTCAGCTAATAAACCACCATTACCTGCGTGTTCGTTTCCTAGTTTGATTTTTTCTTGGTCTGGTTCAGGAACTTCCTGCAAAGGATTTGATGGCTCCCCAGTCATAGAAATTTTACCAGGTTTTTTGACATTCTTATAAGGTAAAGGATCTCCTAGATCAGACATGAAAGACACCTTAAATTGAAGTTCAGCCCTGGCCCTGTTAAATTCTGGTCTTGCAAATCGAACAGAAAATTCTTGGATCTTGTTTATAAAAGGGTATCCATCTGTGGCATATTCCTCGTTACTGCTAGAATATGCAGAGAAAACCCTCTCATTACGTTCAAGTTGAGCACTAGATTGTCCATATAGATCTCCTGAATCACCTGATGTTCCTATGAGCGCAGCTTCTATATCATTAAGGTCTAAATCTCTTCCAGTTCTTGATTGTAGTGTTTCGATATTAGCATTTTTAAGTGCTGTGAGTTCATTTTTTTGGTTTATTAAAGAGTCAACAAAATCTTTTTTAACCAGTATGTTCCTAATCGATTCAATATTAGTTTCAAAAGAAGCTAATCCTTCGTCCAATCGATAAGCTTGTTTTGATTGATCAAAAGCAACCGGAGAGTTTCCTGCTTCGATATTTTCTTTAAATAAGTCCTTTAGGTCTTTCCTTTCAAGTTCAGTATCAGCAAAGGAAAGGTCGAACAGTTTTCGCGTGAAAACTGGATTATTAGAAAGGAAGAGATTATAAACGTTTTCTATATCAGTAACTTCTTGCTGTACTTGTTGTTCCAGAATTGGTTCTTGGTCAGTAAGGGTTAAAATTGAAATTCCAAGTTCGTAATCACTAAGAGATCCTCCATTCGAAAACGGAAATCTTAATTGCCAGGCATCTTGCAAAGACTTTTGGTATTCGAATATGATTTCATAGTGATAAAGAATTTCCTCTAGAAATCTTTCTATAACTTGCCAACGAGCTGTTTCCTTATTTTTTTTATCTATTTTGTTAGACTTTTCTAATGCAGAGTCTATACATGCTTGGATTGCATCAACATCTACATTAGCTGCTGGTGGATCCTCCTGATCAACATTGGATCCTGTCAAGTCATTGGATCCTGTCAAGTCATTTATTCCAGAGAAGTCAAAGGCAGGTGGATCGCAGAATTCTCCAGATATCTCTTCAACATCAGATTTGGTTGATATGATGTCTCCAGTAATTGGATCTTCAGGAAGGCCTGGATCGCAATCATCATTAATGATAGGATCATCTCCATCCGGAAAAAAATTAGCATCATATCCATCTTGTCGATTTGATGCGAATCTTCCCAGTCCTGAAAAGTTTCCATCACTGTCGAATTCCAAACCTGATCCTTCCCTTGAATCATTTTCTGGATCATTCTCTGAATCATTATCAGCATCTCCGTTTAAATCCAGATCTTTAAAATCACATTTTTTAGAATTTTTAAGCTGATCTCCTAGAACTCTATTAATATCACTGAGGGCTTGGTCATTTGTAATCGAAGGTCCTCCAAGTTTAACATGGACAACTCTTTTACCTGACATTATAAATTCCAAAGGAATTTTGTATCCAAGAATATTGAGCTCTCTTTTTTTCTTTGCACCTGAATTTGAGGGTTTTCCAAGTACTAGAGGATCAAGATTGTCGAACAAAGATTCGTTTGTCTTCTCTAAAAATTTGGGGTCCTTTTGTCCAAGAAATTTCACAATACCTGTTGAAGAAATATCCCGTTCTTTTTTGAAAGTTGGAATATTTGTTTGCACGCCCAAATCATCCACTATAAAGGTCTTTTCGTCTAAACTACCAGAGTTTTTGAGTTCTTCGTATAAGTCCCTGTTTTCAGTCTTTAATGATTCCAACAGAATTTGAGAATATAAAGAATCACCTTCATATTTACACGCCAGGTCTTCTATTTTAGAAAGAGGAATAGGTGGTGGTCCTGGCTCAAGACTTTTAATAAGTTCCTCTACTTCTTTTTCAGATTTTTCAAGTTCTTTATTGAATCCTTCCTCTGATTGTAAATCCTCGTAAGGTAAATCAATTTGTTGACCAGTAATTGTTTGTACTATTTGCTCAGTAGTAAGATTTTCAAAATCTTGACCAAGTAAATCATCTATTCTTGATTCTATACTTTCAGATGCCATTGTTATCCTCCTGTTGCTCCTGTTCCTCCAGTAGCAGAACTAGGTAAAGATACAGGTTGGCTATTTTGTGCTGGGACTGTAGGAAGGTCTGGTAAGTTTTCCCTTGTTACCCTTACTGTCTGACTAGTTGCAAGCTGTTCAAAGCTTTGTGCTAATGTGGAACTTACACCAGGTGTTACTGGAAGTTTAGCATCTACTGCGATGGCTAACTTCTTCAGAAAATCCCAAAGAGGCTCAGCACAAATCGCTGAGAAAACCGGGGAATGTCCGAGGTTGGTAGTTTTTCCGTCCATCCAAACTTCCTCAGAAGAATGCTTAATTCTAGTAACTGCAGTATTCTCTATCTCTTGGTCAGCATACTTAGTGATTTTACCTCCTTTTAGCTCAATAGACGAAGTATCGTCCGCATGAGTGATCAATATCGAGTTATCGTTTCGAATGATGATTTTGGACTCCTTTAGATCGATTACAAGACCTTTCTCTACAGTGTAATAAATTTTTAATCTCTCGATTCCATCATAAATAAGGGAATGAGCTCCATCGTAACTTGCCCTGATTTCATCGATGAGATCTGGAGAAAGTTCCTGCACTGCTTTGTATTCTGGACTGTAATAGTTGCCATTATTGAATTGGACGTGTACAACTGAACCTAATTTAGGAACAGACATTCTTCCAGATCCTCCACCTAGACCATAACTCATATCAAATCTTTGGTGTGACCAGGGCAAATCCTCATCACCAACCCCATCATAAACTCCGAATATCCTAATTTTTGCTCTGCCTTTAAATTCTGGATCTTTGTTGTCAATTACAACACCTAGAAAGTGAGCAACTTCAATATTACTATCAATTAAATGTTCTCTTGATATCAGTGTCATACTAAATTATAGAATTTTAAATGCTAGGGTTTTCATTGTTATTTGATTTAGGGTAAACTCTTCCAAGGTTTACTGGGGCTGAAGGAGGAACATTATATTCCGCGTTACCAAAAGCTCTTGGGTAAATTCTGTCAGATCCTCCTAAGAGAGATCCAGGTACATTAGCGTAAACGTCCTCATTTGTTGGTGGATATTGTCTTTCTGGTGCAGAGAGCGATGATCCAGGTACTGTAGGGAATTCATCGGGAGCTTTTGCTCCGGGATAAGTTCTTGCTGGTGCACCTAAATCTATTCCTGGAACAGTTGGATAGGAGTCATCGTTGACTGATTCGTACACTCTTCCCAAACCTCCAAGATCCCGACCAGGAACCCCTGTGTATTCATCTTTTGGTGTGACTGGTTTGTATTCTCTGGTAGGTGCTCCTAAGTCTTTTCCAGGCACATCAGGATAAACATCACCATCTGGAGTTTTGTAAACTCTTGCTAGTGCACCAAGTTCCGAACCAGGTACGTTTTTGTATTCATCTTTAGGAGGAGGAGCATTATAAACCCTTTCAGTCCCTCCTAAATCAGGTCCAGGAACTCCCGGGTAAGCATCACCCTTAGGTTCATCATAAATTCTTCCCAGTGGACCTGAATCTTTACCAGGAACTTCAGTGTACTCATCTTTTGGTGGAGGTACTTTATATTGCCTATCAGGTGCTCCCAAGTCGGGTCCAGGAACCCCTGGATATAAGTCACCAGTAGGCTCAGAATATACTCTATCAGGAACACCCAGATCTTTACCAGGTACTCCTTTGAACTCATCACCTGCAGGAGGGCCAGGATAGGCTCTTTCTGGTGCTCCAAGATCTGTGCCTGGGACATCCGGATAAACATCACCTTTTGGTTCTGTATAAGCTCTTAAAGGAACGCCTAAATCTGCACCGGGGACATCTGAATATTCATCATTCCCTTGTACATTTGGATAGAGTCTTTGTGGCGGGCCAAGATCCGATCCAGGTACATTATTATAAAGATCATCATTAAGAGTTGGATAAACTCTTTGAGGAACACCAAGATCTGATCCAGGTACATCGCCATATTCATCAGAGTTTACTGGTGGATATTGTCTATCAGGAACACCTAAATCATTTCCAGGTACGTTTCCGTAAACATCAGAATTTATTGTTGGATAAACTCTCTGTGGAACTCCAAGATCTGGACCAGGAACGTTATTATATTCGTCTGTAGAGACTGTTGGATATTGTCTTTCTGGAGCGCCTAAATCAGTTCCAGGAACGTTGTTGTAAACATCATCTTGAAGATTGGTTGTTCCTGCTCCTGAATTGGGTAAAACATTTCCAAGATTTTGTCCAGCTTGTCCGTTAACATCAGGATACACATCCGAATTTATTGTTGGGTATTGTCTTTCTGTAGGACCTCCAAGTCCTCTAGCTTGTGGCGTGTTGTCCTGGAATGGGTTAGGAACTCCTGCTTGGATAGTGCTCACCAAGCTTTGAACACTGGATAAAGCTTGTCCTGCATTTACACCACCTAATCCGTAAATATTTCCAAGTAACGCTCCCTGAACGATGGATACACCTTGATTAGTTAAATCTGCAACAGTATTGTTAATAAAGTTAGATGCAAGTTCTGCAGCAAACTGTCCTGCATTTCCCCCGGGATCCACAAAAGCATCACCGAATCCAGTGCTGTTAGCGTAATCTGAAAAATTGTAATCTGACTTAGGGTTTTCCCAAAGATCAGAAATAACCATGCTTTTGATGTTATCGTTTTTCTGAATGACATCTGCTAACTGATTGAACTGAATTTTATGATCCCTTACTCTTCCCACGTGTATCTTAAACTTTGTGGAGACTGATTGACCTCCTTTGTTGTCAATTGACGCATAAGAAGGAAATGTTTCATCGAAGTCAAATTCACACTGATCAAATTGGTAAATGAAAGCATAAGGTCCTAAAGTATAAGATCCGAATTTGTCATTTCCCGGATCTTCGGCATTTGTAGATCTTTGTAAAAGTCCTTCTGTATTATTCAACAAACCAGTTTGGCTATTAAAGCTATCTAAAAAGTTAGCTGCTTGTGCTACAGAAGGAATCTGGAAAGGGTTCAGAATATCGTTGATTCCATATGTGAGTTGAATATTTCTTATCTCAGTTACTATCAGCCACATTCTGAACTTTCTGAGATTCTCAGGGAGCATAACTCTGTGGTAAGTGTAGTCATAAATAGCCTTTCGATAAAGTTCTGAAAGACCAAATATTCTCATGTCGATTGATTCTAAACAATCTATGCTTAAAGTTCCTGCCCTTTTTGGAATACTTCCCTTTTTGTGGTAATTTTTGATATCAGTTTTTAAAAGCTGATCTAATCCACTAACATTTTGGAAGTAGTATGGACAATTTTTATTAACGAAATCTAATCCCCTTTTAAAAGCTTCAAGCATTTGCTGTCTTTTCTGAGATCTTTGATATAAAAATTGTTGTGCTCCCATATAGGCAAGAGGGGAGTTAGCGGGAAAGAATCCATAATTTGCTCTGCTGGGAATTTTTCCCTTTGATCCATAAAAATAATCTTGGGAAGTTCCAAATCCTGAATTTGTAAGATTTTGTATATCATTAGATATTCCGGTAATATCTGAAGGATTCTTTCCACTTCTGAGTGCTTCTAATGTTCTTGCCTCAAGATCTCCTGCAGCCGCGTTAATGTTACCAACACCATTAGCTGAATAAGATCTAAATAACGGGGAAGGGGCTAAAAAGGTTTCCTCGTCTATTAAGGAATTGTTCCCAAAGTCGAACATAAACTTGAAATAGATGTAGGTAGGATCTTCTTTCTTTCCGTGTTTCGTAGATGAAATTCCCTTCAGAAATTTCTCTCTCTGGAAATCTATTTTTCTGTTTAAGATATCTCCAGTAGGTAAAACGTTACCAGCTAATCCTGAACCAAAATCCGATATAAAATCTGCCATTTCTTTCTTTTATTTTCCAAATATATCGCTCTTGATGCTTCCTATATCTTCCTGCAAAATCGAAGAAGCATTTTCTACAAGATCATTAAAGTTCGGATCATTCTCTTTAGGATTTAAAGGAGAAGGATCAGAAGCAATTCCAGGATTGAGTGACCATTGCTTTTTGCCTAAAAGCAAAGTTTGGTGCATTCCATCTTTTTTATTGTATTCAATAGTGAAACCAAGTACAACATAATTTCCTGACAAAAAAGTATTCGGTACTCTTTTATCTGGTGGTGGTGCTAATGAGGTTCCGTCACCACCTGCGGCAGTGTATTTTGAATCTCCGGAAATAGTGCTACTTCCCTCTTGAACTATATTAACAGGAAACGTTTGTCCTCTATAAATAAATGGTGTCCAAGCTCTGTTCTTAACCTTAAGAAGAATTTTATAACTATCGTTCCTATTTAAGATATTCTGAACTTGTGCTTGCTGAAAATTTTCATGAACATTATCGAAATAAATTGTTCCAGCGTAAGTGTTTTTAACTTCCTCTTTATAAAGAGATTCACCTAGTCTTCCTTTGTTCAAAGCGTCTCTTGCCCCTAAATCTCTATTTGTAACAGACTCAATTTTATAGCTAACGAACTTATTTTTGGGTTTGTCAGATGTCAGATTGGAGTCGTAAAATTGAAGATTTT